TAGGACACGGCGGCTCCTTCATTGATAGGCGCTGTAATAGTCGCGCATCCAGTTTTGCACGGGCAGAAAACAGCCCTGATCCAATGTCATGTAGTCGCTGATATGGTACGGGCGCGATCCGTTGAACCTGTCCCACTCATACCGAGCGCGCAGCGAAAGAAAGTCGTTTCGCCGCAAGTCCAGTCGGGTGATTTTTGGCAAGCGCAAAACAGGCTCCTTATTTGCTGTCTTCAAACCGGAAACTATATCCCGGCGCTACGTTAATCGGACTACCGCAATACAGGTCGGCAATCTTGTGTTCGTCCACGATCCCGCCAGAAGTATGCTCCGTCACCCACACTTCATGCGTTGACCAGCCGAATGGATTTGCTTTGCTATTCTTCAATTCAACGTCCTGAATGTCAGTGCCGTCTTTTGTGAACCAGAGTGTTTTGGTCACGCCGCTTTTCCGCGCAAATGGCGTATCTTGCGGTTTGCCATAGTCAGTCATTTAGCCTCCTCATGGCCCAGCACCAAGGTTAGCAACCTGTACGGCCATATCTTCGCCATAGCCTTGCGGCTCATGCCACGGCTTGCACTGTACTGGATCAGGTCAACAGACTTGTAATGGTGGCGCAGATATACCGCGTCTTCGTTGCGGGCCTGTCGGTCCAACATAATGGCGTGTAATGCGCTATCGCGCTCGCTGGGCTTCATTTGCGGTTGTACCTTGCGTTCTGGGCTTTCTTTAGATCATGCAATCTATCATGGCATTTGGTGCACAGGGCGATTAACTCGAATAGGAACTCCTGGCCTACATTCCTATATGTGACATGATGGGCCTGTTCAGAGAAGTTCTGCCGGCAACCCTGGCATATCGGATCTCGGGCGCGGACGGCTACTGACTTAGCGCGCCATTCAGGCGAGGCTAAATATGTATTATAGTTGTCACACCAAATTTTGTTTTCGTCTTTGTTTTGTCTTACCGCATTGGCCACGAAATCATCAGCCCATTTTTGCTGAAGCGTTTCGTCCCACGGACCAATTGATTCCGCCTTCACAATATCTGGATCATTGTAAGGTAAAATATTGCTATTCGGCTGACCGCACGTCAGGCATTGCCACATATAAATATCGCGATTTAACGTGTCGGTTTTTTTTCTGATTTGAGAAAACCCACGTTCGCATAAATGGTTATGGTCAAAAGTCATCAATCACCTAGAACGGAATGTCGTCGTTTAAATCGTCCAGCGAAATCTCAGGCCCGGTATCAGCTGCCGGCTTCTTCCTACGCCCGCGCCTAGCTATATCCTTGCTGGGCGTATGCGCGGGGCCGTTCTTAAACGTCTCGCCAGTGCCCTCAACAAAATACTCGACAAAGTTTGGGCCGCCATCAACGGGCGTCCCATGCACCAAGGCAGGGATAAACAGATGTCTATCACAGCCCTTGCGCTGGTCCTCTGCCGATAATTCCTTGTCATGCTCGTAACAAGTCCATTTGCCGCCGGCAGTAGGCGTTGCATGGCAGCAGGTACGGCAATTAGCCTCTGCTGGCTCCTGTTGGTGGCACAGCTTGTACATATCGCACATCTTGCACAGCCAATTGGCAGGGTCTTGGCTTATCTTGTCTGCCGGCGTGGTGCGCTTAATCGTGCGGTCGGCGCGTGCCAGCAGATCACGATATGTCTCTTTATTAAAACGCACCCACTCGGTGTACAGGTCGTCTGTGTCCTTGTTGACGCAGATGTACATGGCCCGATCTAATTCCATCATGCCCATATAAGTCTGCATCTGGGCGTAATGCTGTGGCTTCTCAGCCTGGACGCCCTTGGCCTTTAGATTGGCAAAGGCCTTGCTGTTGGCAGTTTTGATTTCCAGCACGGCCCACGTTTTTTCGGCCTCTGGAAACCCCAGACCAATGCCATCAAGGCTACCGCCGAAGTGGCCTGTCTCATCGCGGCAGACGATCTGTTTGCCGTCTTCCTCGGTGTGAAGATCAACACCGATGGCCCGTAATTCTGCATAGACCCGCGCCTCCTCGCGCTTGCCAGTATCAAACAACCGAAGGACGCGCCCCCCAAACTGGGGGGACGCAGCCCAACGGAATGTCAGCCATAGGAAACGGTCACAATGATGCCCGATCAAGGACGCACCAAGATGCTCGCGGTGATCCTCTTTCTTGCTTTCGTACCATTCGTAAATCTTGCGAGCGGTACTGTTCTGTTGTTCGGGCACCGGGGGCATTATTTCGACTTCCAGGGCTTCTTGCCGGAAGTCACGGCCACCGCCGGCTTGTTGATCTCAAACGCCGCCTTGGCGCTCGAATAGCCACGCACCTTGTTCCTGGTCGGATCACGGCGATCAATGTCCAAGGACAATTTGAACGGAATGTCATGCAGCTGTTCCGTGCTTTTCAGCTGGGAAATACCGCAGGCATCGCTAACAGACCGCAGCTGACCGCGCGCCCTCTTTTCAGTCTCACCGTCAGGGTTATCAACATTCAGGCGATCCCAGATCTTACGGCGGGCAAAATCGCCATCCGTAATCTCGATCACCAGTTCGACATATCGGCCATTACCAGCCTTGGTTTCTTTAACATCAGAACTGGTAATCATGGCGTTGTAGTCGCCCTTCGGCAAAGGATCAAAGTTAGAAAGCGCCGGGGCGGCGTAGTCTGCAATATCAAAATCTAGTTCAGGCATTGGTCTTCTCCTCGGTTAAATCATTGCTTCGATAAAGGCATTCCAAGAAAGCGGGATGCTTTCTGGAAGGTTGTAGCGGTTTTTGGCCATATAGGCCGGCTTCTCGCTCGTATAAAGCAGGCGCTCGCCCGTGCTAATGCCGCGAGCAACTGCCTTGTTAAACCCGACATCCGCATTCTTCACGATGGTCTTGTAGTTTGCGAACAGCAGGGCATCACACCATTCGCGCACAACAGCATTGCTGCGCTCTTGGAGTTTAGGCTGGTAACGGTCGTATGGTTCTGTCTCAGGGCTATCAAACCGCTTGATCGTGGTGTGGGCAATCAGGATGACCGCCATGCCCTTATCGTTTCTGAGCGCGTTGAAGCCTTCCAGGATCTCACGCCACTTCTCGGCGGCGATCAAGGCACCCTTGCCATACGCCAGATCCTTGGCCTCATGCTTGGCCTCAATCTCGCGCTGGATAATGGCTTCAAGCCAATCCAGACTGTCCAGAACGACAGTCTCGAAGTCATGTTTCTCGGTATACAAGCTATCAATGGCCCGCATGACATCATCAAACGACTGCGCCATGGGGAAGTGATCGACCTTTAGCGAACCCAGGCCGTCCTCAGTCAGAATGAAGATGGGCTTAGTCGCGCTGGCGGCGAAGCTGCTCTTGCCTATGCCCTCTACCCCGTAACATACCACCCTGGGAGCCGCGATGGCCTCGTTCTTGCGTATGCTTTTTAAGTCAAACGTCATCAGTTGTCTCCTCAATTGTAACAGCGGTTTTGCTGGGTTTGGTGGTTACTGCAATGGCGATAACGCGCCATAGATCAGGGCAGTCCGCCCGAATGTGTTTAAGCATGGCCTCATCAGCCTTGATTTCAGTCCTGACGGGCTTGATCTTCCAGTCTTTAACCAGCGGCATCAGCTTGTCCAAGTCAGCTTTGTAGGACAGCTTGCCTGTGGATTTAATCCTGTAGCTATTGCCAAGCTTCCTGTAAGAGACGCCCTCTTCCTTCGGCGGCACTAGCTCAAGGATGCGTTCTTCTATGCTGACCCGCTCGGCATTGGCTTCGCGTTCGGCTTCTTTTGCGACGAGCCATTCTTCGGCTAATTGATCTAGGATTGTGTTGATGTTGGATTTGGTCATGGCGGTTCTCCTTGTCGGCTGGTGGCGTAGCATGGCTGTTCAGCGGTTCGCAAGATGTTTTTTTGGTAAAATGCCTATTGCACAAGATTAGTGGGCGTGCATAATCGGCGAATCACTATAGAAGGGCTTAATCATGGCACATATCAAAGGCCGATGTGAACCGGCTTATTCAACAATTCGTCGCCTCGGCGGCGTGACCAAAACAGCCAAGCTCCTCAAAATCAACCTTAGCTCAGTCAGCCGCTGGATGGTCCCCACGCCTGGGACCAACGGCACAATCCCGCAGCGCCATTTCCCCGCCATCCTAAAACATGCAGCCCGGCACAACATAAAGATAAGCCTACAAGATCTAGTAAGTTCCAAATAAGGCTGCACACAATGAAGAATAGTGAGTTTCTGGCGGCCATCTATGGCCAGCTGGGGGACAACTATGGCTGGACTACATCATTTTCAGTAGATCCAAACTTTAGTAAATCCGGCATGTGGGCAGGCAGTCCTTGGCTTGGCACGCCCGATGAGAACATATTTATTGATAAGCGCCAGGAGGATAACAATTTCTTCTGCGTGTCTGTTATGGAAGTACCAGACACTAGGCGTCGGCGGACCAAGGATTCATTTCAGCGCATGGCCGTCTTGCTGGCCGATGATGCAGACATCCATCGCCTTGACGGCCCGGCATCGTACATTCTGGAAACGTCAAAAGGGAATTATCAGATCGGCATTCTGCTGGATCCGACAGATCCAGATACCAAGAACGGCCCCCTGCTGGACGCTGTGCTGCAAGCCATGATTGCCAAAAGCTACATCAAGGCAGACAGCAGCGGTAATTCATTGGTGCGCTATGGGCGGTGCCCGGTGGGTTGCAATACCAAGAAACGCGATACAGGAATCTGGGAACAGCGCCTGCTGTATTGCGATCTGAAAGAGCCATACAGCCTGGCCGATGCGGTTGCGACGTTCAACCTGGATCTCGAACAGATCCGTAATTACGCCTACAAAGACAATCCCGCCAAATCAGTTGCAATGAGCAACGCAACGGGCACGGCGACAGACTACATTAAGTCGCTAATGCACCCTGATCCAGAGGAACGTGACTATCACGAACCCCTGCTAAAGCTTTCCGCCGGCATGGTGGCCGCTGGTATGCGCCCAGGCGCAGTGGTTAATTTCCTACGCTCCCTGATGCTGACCATCAAGCCAGAAGTCGGGCCGGAGCTTGACCGCTGGGAAGCGCGCTTTGGCCCTGAACTGCCACGCATGGTGGCCAGTGCCGAAGCTAAGTATGCAGAAGACAGGCCTGCCATTGAAGCAGAAAGCCTGATTATGACGCCTGAACAGGTGATCGAGCGGACCCAATCGCAACGATGGCTTGTGCGAAACCTTGTGGCCAGCAATTCTGTGGGCATGGTCTTTGGGGCGTCCGGGACATTCAAGAGCTTCATCGCCTTGGACATGGCCTTGCATGTCGCGGGGGGTATGCCGTTTGCCAAGCAGGATGTAGTCCAAGGCCCGGTCATCTATGTCGCAGCCGAAGGCGGTGCTGGTATCGGACGCCGCATCCAAGCTTGGCAGAAAGAGCATTGCGCCTATCCCCTGACTGATGTCGGGATTGTTATTCAGCCCCTGCTGCTGTCCCTTAAGGAAGAGATAGACCTTCTGAAAAAGGCTATCCAGATGCAGCCTAAACCGCCAGTTTTGGTGGTCGTAGATACCCTCGCACAAACGTACAGCGGGGATGAGAATAGCTCCAGCGATGTGTCGGCCTATCTGCGCGCCCTGGGCGACATCAGGGCGCAGTTTGGCTGCACCGTGCTGGTTATCCATCATACCGGCCACGCAGCTGCTGAGAGACCCAGAGGTTCGTCAGCCCTGACTGCCAACACCGACTTCATGCTGGGCGTGCATAGGCCGGACCCGGAGAAGTTCACGGCTAAGCTATCGACCAGCAAGCAGAAGGACGGCGAGAAGATGTCTGATCTGTATTTCGATATGGAGCGGGTTGAGCTGGCCGACGATGACCAGGGCTATGCCGTTTCATCGCTCGTATCCAAGTTCCATGATGCTGTTTCGGCTGTGCTACAGGATGCAGACAGCCGGCATAAGAAATACCAGACAATCATCTATCGCATGTTGCAGCATGGCGAGCCGATCAGCGTGGAAGAGATGCGGATAGCCTGCATGTCGATATCGGACAACAACCGCGACAATGCCACTAGGGGCGTCAATCGCGCATTGAAGCATTTCGGGAAGGAAAAGATGGCCCGGCAGGTGTCGCCTGGGTTGTGGATATTATCTAAGTAAGCCCCCGCCTGGAAAACCGCCAAGAAAACCAGACAGGGGCCGCGCAATAAGCCTTTTGGGGCCCCGCGCTACTTATCCTTCTTTTTAGGTCCGCCCTTGCTCTTCCGCAAGGCGTTTAGCTTAGAATAATAAGCAGCATCGCCCCTGACTTTGCGCGATCCCTTACTCTTCTTGCCGCCCTCGGCCCCTATCTTGGCCAAGTGCGCGAGCAGCTCTTCTCTAGTCTTCATTGCTCAGGATCTCCGCAAGGCAAGCCGCATAGCCGGCGATATCAGTCACTGAATCGGTCGCCATCCGGTGCTGGCACCTGGCAAGCTTTAAATCGATCATCATGAGGCAGACCATAGTAGCTGTGATCTTGGTCTTGCCGGCGAGCAGCATGTTCCATCGATCGGCAATGGCCTGCATGTTCGCCCTGGGCGTGCCGTACGCTTCGCCCCTTTCCCTAATGACTAAGGCAGTTTGGGTTAAAAAGTCTGCGCTTTTGGGCATTATTTAATCTTCCTCAGTTTGCTTTCGACAAGGCCCGCGCTTGCCCGGTACGGCCAACCGCCAGAAGCGGCCGGCATGGGCTGCGGGTAGCGGGACGCCCAGACAAGGGCAATGTATTCGTCCTGTGTGCGGCCCTGGCGCATCTCGGCCAAGGCTTCGCGGGATGATGTTTCGTGTAGCATTAATCGTTCCTCGCTCTTGGATTATCGCAATTCGTGGCATCACCCTGGCGGCACGGCAAGCGGCCATGGTCGCAAGCGTGACAATTGTGAAGCTGGAACTTGCCCCGGCGCGTGGGGTCAGGGTCGCGGGGGTCAGGCCGTGGGCGGCATATGTGGCAATCGTAGTACAGGCGCTCAGCCTTGTCATAGCGAGCCGTTGCGCCGTGTGGTAACATATTACCGCATCGGCAGCGGGTGGCATGGGGGACGGGTTTTAGCTTGTCCATCACCGCCCCGTCCTTTGGGCGCTCGAAGCCCATTCGGCGTGTTCGCGGTCATAGCCCGCCGCCAGCCGTTCCTCTTCAAGCGCAGCGTCTACAAGCAGCCCGCAATCGCGCCATTCACCGTTAGGCTTGACCGCGATAAACGTGGCCTGAACGATGGGTAGGTCATAATCCATAATGTGCCGCACGATTGCGTCAATCGACGCAAATCGCTGGCTATCGCCTGTTTCGTCCCAGGTTGCGAAATACCAAATCACAACGCGCCTACCAGGGCGGCAAGCAGCACAGCGGCAACGCCAGCCGCGCCTAGCAATAGGGCTAGCAGGGCGGTGCCAAGGGCGGCATGAACGGCATGACGCCAGCGGGGAGTAGGGCGGGGCGGGGGGATGTAGGGCATGGGGCGGTCCTTTCGGGTGGCAATATGGGGAGCGCGGTTTCAGGCTAGGCGACTGATTTATTCATGGCTTTAAGCATCAAGCCAAGTTCCTTGCTGTATCGCTTGGCGGCTTGCTTATCAGCCGAAAGCTTGGGGTAGAGCGTAAATATTGCTTTGCGCATGGCCTGATGTGCGCTCAGTGATGTGGCAAAGTCTCGCAAAAGCGCGTCACGGTGCCAGACAGTTTCGCCCTTGGCTTTGGCTATCATCTTGTCGTTAACGTACAGGACAGGAACGCCGTCCACCTTCACGCCATACTTACAAGGGCCAGCGGTGAAAACGTGCCAGCCTTTTGGGGGCGTTGGCTTGCGTGTCATGCTGCACCTTTTGTTTTGGCGATTGCTTCGCGGGCTTGATATAGCGCCGAAACTTCATCGCTATCGGGATCACCTTCACAATAGTGCGAGAACGCATTGTCAAATGCTATCAGAGCCGCCAACAAGTCAGGCGCGGCGGCGATAAGGCGGGCGTTGGCTTGGCCCATAGGTGACGGGCTGCAAACCGTGTAGCCGTCTTTGTCAACTATAGCGCGGTATCCGATTGCGGCGCTTTCATTTTGGCAATCAATGTACCACGGGCCGGGGGTGTGTTGCG